TCTTTGTTCAGGCCGGAGACCTGATCTTCGATGGCGCGTTTGTACGGCTTGGTAGCCAGTTGGTCCTCAGGGAGGACGATGGCGTCGTAGGTCGTACCGCGATCGACCTGGCTGCGAGTGCCATGGCCGCCAGCTGGTTCGATGGTCAGAACGTAAACCAGGGTAGCCTTGCCAGCGCCGATGACGATTGGCAGAGTTACCAGCAGCGAGTTCAGCGAGGACTTGGCCAGGGAGCCGTCCAGCGGAATCACTTTGAAACGGTCGCGCTTGATTGCATCAGGCAGGTTCGGTTTGTCGAATGCCTTGTTCTTCTCGAACGCGGTCATCAGAGCAGACAGAGCTGCGTCGGACAGGCCACCGCTCGAAGGACGAACGTTCAGGGTACGGCCGATGTCTGCAATCGTGAACGCACGTTCTTCGCCTTCTTCACGATCATCGCGATCACGGCGGGTGTTACGTTCTTCACGGCGTGGCTCTTCACGGCGTTCTTCGCGACGCTCAGAAGCTGGTGCTTCAGCGCGTGGGGTTACTGGTTCGTCTTTCATTTCGAAGCCGTCGTTTTCTTTGCTCACAGTACTGCTCTCCTAAAGATTTTTTGTGTACACATTTATTGCGATGGTGCCAATACGGCGTTACGGTACTCTTACCCTTATCGCTATCAGGGATTCCCGGCAATACCCACCGTCGTGAATAGCACGGGCTTGAACCGAATGTACCTTAATCGGCTTTACGCTACGGGTCTTAAGATTCTGTTGCTGTGTGACTTTTTACCTAGATCAATTCGATGTTCCTTATCTTTAATGGTTAAACTCATCAAGGTAATGTATACCTGTAATGTTTTTAGATTCAAATCCATCAGCGTGTTTCTATATGCACGATGGTAATGTATCATCAAAAATAAGTTGGTCGCGATCCAAATAAAATGACTCCAAACAGCGTGCAGGGGTAGCAGACGCTGTCGAGACACTCGGGTTACGAGTGTCTTCGAGGGATCTACTATATAATAGTGAACATGTGTAACTTTTTACGCAACCATCTATCCGGGGCATTGAAATGTATCAGTTACTTAATAGAACCACACGGTTCGAGAATTCTCCGTTTGCCTTCCCCCGGATGGACTATCTGCGTGGGCGGGTTAACGAGAACTACCAGCGGTACGTAACCGAGCGCACCAGTTATCCGGGTCGTGTTGACAGCTCTCACTTATTGTCCAAGATCCTGATCAGTCTCAACGTGGAATTCAGTGGGGATCTGGTCAAGTACATGTCCGACTGTGAGATCTCTGCCAGACGGATGTGTTCGGGTCTAGGGATTGCCTCCAGCTTCAGCAAAGGGACCCTATTCACAGAAGGCGTCTTCTATCCGGGCTGTCCTGAGATCATCCTGTATTCGCGGGATGAATCCTACACCGTCATGGATCTGTGGCGTGGCTGGAAGGACCTTCAGGCAGTAACCGTGGTCAACCATCCAATCAGCGATCTGACGATGGTAGAGCTGGGCGTCAAGAACTCCATCACTATCGATAAGCCAGACTTGGCCGTCATCAACATCGACATCCCACTGTTAGCGGCACAGTGGAAGATGTGGCAGGCAGCTAACCCCGGCAAGTTGATCGAAGCTTTCCTGACTCAGGTAGTTCTACTGAACATGGTTAAGAGTCACTTGAACGTGGCTCTGTTCAATAAGCTGATGGTCGATCTAAACATTCGTGAAGAATGCAGTGTCAGGACTAACCTCCCATCCAGCCAGACATCCGTCAACGCTGAAGGTCAGGCTATTATATTCGACGTCTTTAATAAGGTATCGGGTAAGGCAATGACTGGTGGTCAGATGATGGCTTCTATTCCAGCTATCTTTGGCAGCAACTACCTCGACAGTGTTTGTCTTCCATCCATGACACCTACCTATCAAGTAGAGTGGGCGCTCATGGCACAGAAGATGGATTCCGTTGCGGTGATGTTGGCATTGGCTGCTAAGAGTGGATATGACCGTATCCTCCCAGAAACAACCATCCTCAAACGAACCTTCATCCAAGTCAAGGAAGAGAAGACGCTTGATAATGGTCTTACTGGCGCCGCCTCCGCTTTTTTGAATGAGCGGCTTCAGAGACTGGTTGTAGAACGCATGCCCAAGGCATAAAGCAGAGCGGGGCACTGCCCCGCTCTGTATGCTGTTTACTCGTCTACCGGTTCAACTTCTTCGGTAGGTTCCTCGGCCACTTCTGGCTCTGGGATTGCTTCAGTAACACCGGGCACTGGTGCCATGGCTGGCAGACCGTTAGGTCCTAAGAGAACATTGTTGATCATGCTGTCAATCCCAAGAAGTCGTAGATGAGACGATAGTTGTTACGATCCACCAAATGAAGGCCAGTAGACTCCAAGATCCGGTAGAAGCCTGAGTTGATCTGGTAGGCCAACTTCCGGACGTTTGCAGCTTCCTGTAGTTCGATAGGCAGACCACCATTCTTGATGACCATGGTCGGCAGATAGAAGGTAGTGATCTCTTTACGATTCCACTTGATCATCCACGCTGCCATACGTTTGGCCAGCTCCTGATCTTCCATACCCGCCAACCATTCCTGAGTCTTCGTCTTGTTAGACAACTCAGAAGTGATCTTAACGCATGGATACGGTGGCGCTACAGATTCACCGTACTTAGGAGCAAACACTTCTTGCCACAGTTCGTGGTGAAGCATCTTGTTACTGTCCGGCTTGATCTGAGCAGAACGTAGGTATTTGTATTCCCCACGCTTAATGGACTGGATGGTTTCGATCTCGTGGTCAGCTACGAACCGCAGGAGTTTACCCGCATTCATCTTCCGACCTTCGTTGACGTGAGTAGCGATGTTCTCCATCATCTCCTCAGCCGCCTTCAAGATGTGCTTAGGCGCAGTAGAACCGCGCAGCTCCACACCTTTGATCTCCAGCTCATTCTCTTCGTAAACGTTACCTTCCCGCATGGACATGAAGGAGAAGTAGTGCTTAGCGAGGTTGGTCAGAGCAAACACCGGGAAGGCGTACTCGTTCTTCATTGCCAGACGGAAGAGTTGCGAACGTTCCACACCAACGTTAGCCGACAACATTGCCAGACTGTGCGCAATGCACTGGCACGACATGTAGGTAGCGAGATACCAGATACGGTCCTCTACTTCCCCACGCTTCATGCTGCCGGTGTACCACTCAACCCAGTACTCAGTACTGAAGATGGAGGAGTCGGTATCTGCTGCCAGACATACACGGCGCTGAATGCCCTTGAGAGCGGCTACAGTCGGCGGAAGATGCTTAGGCGCAAACAGGTTAGTGATCAGGGTTGCGTACTTCGCAGACGCCTCTTTAAAGCGTTGTGCTGTACGACCGATGGTCTGCCACCCTGCCGGGTTGTTCTCTTTAACCAGCTTGTGCGTACTACCTTTCAGGATGTTTGCACACAGGGCGTTGATGTAAGCGATGGCCGTGGTATCGACAGTCATGAGGATGGCGTCAGTATCAACGTCTTCCATGTCATCGATATTAATGGCGATCATCTCACCCATCAGGTTACGAACAACTTCTGGGTTGAACTTAGCCAAGTGGTACATGTCGCCCGAGTAGCAAACGGTGGCACGTTCCAGTGGGGTCATCCCTTCTGCCATACCGCGGATCAATTCCATCTCGTGAGGAATGTCCCAGTACAGTTCGGCAGAACGCTTAACCATTGCTACCACGTCATCCACGTTTGGATAGACAAGGTTGTACTCATCGATCACCAACTGGACACGACTTAGTTGCTCAATAGTCGTAATGGCTGTCAGGTTGGCTTTGGCTATCTCTGGCGTATGGTAATGCTTCGACCCCGCCATGAACCTTTCAACAGTGGCGTTACCGTACCCCGCTGCTGCCCGACACATAGATGTCAGACTGGAGTGACCGGTTGCCAAGAAGATTGGGTTACCTTCAAAGCCACGCATACCGGAAACGGAGTTGATACGGATCTTACGGGCGTTCTGATCATAGTCCGCAAGCGCAGACTTCATCAGTTCACCGATCTGCTTCAACTCAAACATCGCCTTCTTCGACTTCTTACGAGCCGCGATGTTATCGTCCAGCCATTCAGCTGTAACGGAACGTTCTACTTCTGGGCGTTCGTAAACCACCAGCGACGGGGAAACGATACGGCCGGACTCACGAATCTCTTCGATATAACCGAGGAAGGTGGTTTCATCTTCTACCCGGTGACCGCGAGCCTTCTTGATCAACTGCTGCATTGCAGGATCTTTGAATGCAAACATGCCGCCCTTAGCTACTTTCTTAAGGACGTACTTCAGCGTGTTCTCGTAAGGTAGTTTAAGCTGAAGTGAAAGATACTTGGCTACCTGTTGGATATAGCCTTTCTTGACATCGATGTCACGTTTGTATTCCTCTACTGGTAAGAGGAACGGGTTATCGTTAGCCATCAATCAAACCTCTGAGGTACTCTACGTATTGTTGGCACGGTTTGTATCTTTCAACAAAACAAAAAAAAAGACGCTACACATCCGCCAACCTTTCGGCTGGCGGATGTGCGTGATCAGGCTACGGTGAGCTTGAATCGTCCTTCGAACCCAGAGGCCACGAGGATTGAACGGAAGGTGTCCATCTCGGCGGCGGTTGGATTCAGGAGCAGGCAGTTGTAGTTGACGTTGTCGAGGACGGTAATCGAACCTTCCTTGATCCACGGAACGCCAACGTACAGGATCTTGTTCTCCGGATCGACGAACTTGGCATACGAATACGCCGTGAAGTCATCTGGAGTATCTGCTGGCATGTACGGGAAGTTCTGGTGGTGTTCCCCTGCTGCTTGGAAA